GTTACTACTTGTTCAATCTGATCTACCATTGGATCAGGCAATGGATAACAATTATTGAATAACATATTGCTTCCTGTCGCTCTCTACATCTACTGGGTACATACAAGGTATGCTCATTGATAATCTCCTTCCACTTGGTAGTGGTTTGTGATAAGTTCTAGCGGGTATGTACATGACGTCCCCCGCCTTTAATATTATATCTAATGCGACAGTCAATTCGTGGTTGTTCTTATCTGGTAGATAAGGTTCATCAGTCATTTCTATTAAACCAGAACAACGCTCTTCAAATACATTCCAATGTGTCTCTCCATCTATCTGACATATAAAGTTCGGTGGTATATCCCAGTGTGAACCAAATGATGTGCTATCAGGTTTTGCTGCCCCAAATATATGTGCGTCACAATTACAGTCAAATGTTGATTCAAAGTTCTCTAATAGATTATCAACTGCTTCATTGTAATGTCCATACTGTTCAATAATAAATGTGTGTCCTTCATTTATTGCTGCAAACATTTCTGCTTTATGTGGTACTCCTTTCTCATACCATACTTCAAACTTCTCTGGTAAATGTAATCTACGTCCTTCCCTATTAAGTAACTGGGTTCTATAATACCATGGGTTGTTGAAGCAATGTTGTACTGTCTCCCATGAAACATATTGCATAGGGTCATGTAATGCCTTCCTCCATACCTGTGGTTTATCACCACACACAAATAGTTTAGGATTTAAAAATGGTAGAATAAGTCTATTCATGAATCAATTTATAATGTGTCCTATCAGAACATTCGCATCTTTTAGGGAACCAGATAGGAATACTAATTGAGAGTCTACTACCCTCTGTGTGTCTAGTATTATGGTATGCTCTACTACCAAAGTATAGCACATCTCCCTCTTCTAGTACAGTATCTATTGCGATTGTTAACTCATCTTCACTCGGTGTATATGGTGGGTCGCTACCCTCTACTAATGCACTACATCTTTCATTATATACTTGCCAACGTGTCTTACCTTCCATCTGCATTATGAAGTTACAAGGTTTGTCGAAGTGTGGTTTAAATGATGGATGACTGTTGTCATTACCAGTAGTGATAAAGATATGACAGTCTGCACATCCATCGAATGTAGACTCCAAACCCTCCATTAACTCCTCAATATATCTGTTGCCATGACCATACTGACATATGTTTATAGTATATCCTTCGTTTGCCAGTTCAAATAGTTCCTGCTTGCGTGGTATCTGTTTATAAAACCATGGTTCTTCTACCTCATCTAGTCTCATACGACTGTGGTCGTCATCTATTACTGTGATAACGTGATTCCAAGGAGCATTTAGGGCATTTTCGGCATCTTCCCATGTTACAAATTTAGGTACTGCCTTCCTCCATACCCTCGGACTATCATCCGCATAGAATAGTTTAGGGTCTAGGAATGGTAGATCAATCAAAGTCTCCCTCTGCTGGGTCAATAGTGCATCCTGCTACGTTTATACTAATAGCAATCCTATCTCCTTTACTGGGTTGTGTTCTATGTTTTAACCATGATGGAAATATTACATAATCATATGATTTAGCATCAACCTCTTGCCAGTCATATGATATACCCTGATGGTGTGCGGAATCTCTTGCCCAGTCATCATAGTCCTCATTGAGTGGACACATTCTTACTATTTGTTCTAATGGATTCTTAAATTCTAAATTGCCTGCGTGTTCTGTCTTCTTTAAATAATATACTATTGATACATGTGATTTGCTACGTCCACCTGACATATGACAGTGAGGACCTGTGGTGTCACCTTCCAAATGCTTGTTCGCCCACATACTATCCATGTATATGTGGTAGTCTCTACGATAGTTTAAATCATATCTCCAATAGTCTGCTGCTGCTTCCATTATAGGGTGTGTCAACCAGTCTAATTCAGTATGGTCAAACAATTCTTTACCACCTCTCTGTGAACCAGTAGACCATCCAGTCTCCAATCCATAGTCTGCTCTACTGGAATGCTCCCAGTATTCATTTAGGACTCTCAGAGACGCTTCTAGGTCGCTCTGAGAGGGTTCTATCACCCCACATTTAACTTTGGTTGGGAATACATTAAGTAGCATTGTTTTTACGATTGTACGGTGTAACATCAATAGATATTTCATTATTCTTAATAATGTCTTGCATATCTTTCTTTGTTCTTACAGGAATAAAGTTAAATGAAATACTGATACGTTCTTCATCAGTTTCATTTTCACGAACACCATGTCCTACCCATGCAGGAAATAACATAAGTCTACCATTTACAGGTGGATATGCCCATGTAGAATGTGTATGTGGCACCTCTGCTGTACTCATATCCTCAGATGTACCAAGAGAATGTATTACATAACCCTCAATAGCATTCCTATGAAATGTAAGTTTACCCACTGGACCTGGGGGTACTGTTACATAAAAGGCACCAGACATTACAGCACCTGGGTGTGTATGAACCTCATTATATCCACCCTTACCATTAATATTCATCCAGACATTTGCATACTCAATAGTAGTAGTCATAGAACCAAAACTATCAAATGCCTCACATGCTTTCTCTTTGATTAAGATGAGTAGTTTCTTAAATTCATCACCTTCTAGTTCTGGGTCATTAATAATCTTTTCACCCAAAAAATCAGGGGACTGATAGTTCAACATCCCCCGATTACTTCGGTCTTTACCTTCCATATTCATAGCAGTATCCACACAGATACGTCCCATCTCTGCGAGATCAATGTCAAGATCAACCCACCAAACAGGTGTGGGAAAGATATAGTCTAGATTCATTAAACAGTCTTGTTAAGTTTGCTGTCAGTATCTGTTGCGTCTGCTTCCCAGTTAGCATACTTAGAGTAGTCTCCACCTTTCTTAGAGTATGGTGATGCAGTTCTAACTTTGATCTTCTTACGTTTCTCTTTAAGTTCAACTTCTAACCATGGTTCTGCTTCTTCACCTAATACTAACACACGATATAAATTAAGTGTTTCAAGTCCACCTTCTATCTTAACTATCTCGTCTCTTAGTGCGTTCATAGTTGTGAAGTTAACTCTTGTCTCTGCTTTATCAAATGACATTGCAGATAGAGACGCTTGAAGTTCAGCATATTCAGTGTACTTCTCTCTATGCTGGTATCTTAGGTTCATCCAAAGATCTTGGAATGATTTGACTGCTTCTTTTGCAGAAGCAACCTCTTTGATATCCTCTGCTGCTTGTTCTTCTGCTGCTTCTTTTAGTTCCTGAGGTATCTCAGGAATTGGACCTTTAAGGTCATCAGATAATACTACGTCAGGCATAATCAGTCTTTGTAAATTGTTTGCTTTTGAAATTCGTATGATGTAGGTAGGTCATCACACCATATGGTCATTGCTTTGTTCCAACCCTCAAATAACAGTTCTGCCTTGTTCAGTTCAATTAGATCTGCTTCTGGTGTAATGTTATTCTGTAAGCGGGTTAGTTTCAATGTATGTTTATTTAGCGGGTTAAAACCCATCCCTGCTCCTATGTATCTAAGTCCGTCATTATAGTTTTGATCCCCCGACCACTCGTAAGCAACGTGTTTCTCGGAAGCATATTTGACGAATAGATTATCTAATGATGCAGTGGTAAAATCATATTCTACATCATTTGCTACGGTTTGCCAATAGGGTGACTCACGAGCAGAAAAGGCATAATGAGCAGCAATGAAGTTCTTGAATCCCTCTATTTCAAGATCATTCACTAAGTTTAGCATATCTTTCTCAACTTTGGGAACAAAACCGTCTCTACCTGACAATGTGTTACATATTCTAATGATTTGTTCATGAGTTGTCAATAGACCTGTTGCTTCTAGTGGTTCAACAAAACAATTAGATAGACCAACTGCAACTACATTCTTTTCCCATGCCTTCTCATGCTTACCATTCTTAAATGGTACTGTCCTAAACGTTGCTTCCTCTGCCCTCTTCTTACCTCTGGTACCTACCAAATAATTATATAACTCCAACTCGGGTGCTTGCTCGAAATCTTTTGAGTGAACATAACCACACCCTGATCTTTCCCATAGTGGTACATCCCAGACCCATCCATTCGTGACTGCTGTGCAGTTAGTTGTGTTAGTGACCTCCACCTGTTGATGTTGGTGTGGCATATGACATGTGACTGCTGTATCATTTAACAGACATCCACCATCATTGACATGGAATGATTTGAATGGCACATCCATAATACCTTCTAACAATACTGATCTGAACCCTGTGCAGTCAATATACAAGTCATATTTTAGTTCTCTGTTTCCTGCATATAATATGTCAATGTTACCATGCTCATCTTTAACAGCACCAGTAATAGTACCGTACATATGATTTACTTCTTGACATCTATTATCTCTTAACCATTGACTAAACTTAACTGCATCCATGTGATATGCAGTGTCATGATCAAATGGAAACTTATCGTTATCTACTGTGAGTTTATTGTTATGTGCTAGATGACCTATGATATTCATAGAACGAGAGAATGTATCTCTTGTCCACTTATCAGGTTTGGTTATATTTAATGCGAACCATGACATCCACCCATGTGGTAAATCATGTACGATAGTTGACTTACCGAAAGGATAATCCCATGTCTCTCCCTTCTTATAGAAGTCATTAAATCTTATGTTTGTTTTATATGTGCTTCCTGTCGCCTTCATCCAGTCAGAATCATGAAGATCTAACAAAGCAAAAAAGTCGTTGATCTGCCCAAGGGTAGACTCTCCTACACCTATGATGGGTTGATCTTTCGACTCTATTAGACTGGTTTTAATATGTGGGCAAAGTTTCAATAAGGCGGTAGCGGTCATCCAACCAGCGGTACCACCCCCCACTATGAGTACATTACGAATCATTTAATAAAGTTAAACGTCAGGTTCTGGGTTTGCTGCTTCTGGTGCGTATTTTCCTATGCTGAACTCTTTCTGAGTGTCATCATCTAATTCCTCTGGTGATAACCAACAAGGCATGGTTTCATCATGAGGGAATGGTTCATCTGGTAACACTTTCTGTGACTCAATATGAGTTTCACCACTCATCTCATCTAAGACTTCTACATCTTGATATTGTACCTTAGGGCATGTCTCTTTAACATTTAAGATATGCTTATAGAACTCTCCTGTCTGATCTAATGTACCATTCTTGATATCATTATAGATCATAGAAAGTTGCAACCCTGGTTCGCCATAACTTACTTGGCGAATTAATTCTGGGTCATGGTATTCAAAATCAGGAATCCATTCTCCTAATTCCATTTTCCATAAGTTTGATGCTTCGTCTGGTATGTCCATCCATTTTAAGGTAGACCCAGGTCCTGTGTAAACATCGAATTCGCTTCCTGCTTCAACGATGTCTGTGATAAATCCGTCTGCACGGACTAATGCTCTTTTTCCCATTGTTTTAATCGAATTCGTAAACTACAATAATGCCCTGACGTCCATCACCACCCCTTTCGGAGTTTCTTCCTGATGAACCACCAGCACCATATGCAGCGTGATCTCTGTGTCTTTGTGCCCATTGCTGCTGTCTGTGAGCAGTAGGAGCAGAACCACCCCAGAATGAGGTACCTCCATGACCTAACCCTGGTGGGTTTCTATGACCCTGACCAGATCCACCATAGATTCTAACTGAACCTTGGTTTGGTGATCCACCAGTAGCACCTTCATGCTGCTGACGTCTGTTAGCACCTTGACCACCACCTGATGAACAATAGTTACCAAATGATGAAGTTCCTCCGTTACCACCACGTCCAGAATAACCAGTACCACCACCTTGTCCACCAACGGACACTGAGATAGAGTTGATGTTCTCAACGTTGACAATAGATTCAGTATGAGCACCAGCACCCGCTGATTCACCATAACCTGATCCACCGCCACCACCAGCAGTACACATAACCCAGATACGTTTAATACCTGATGGTTTGTTCCATGTGCTACTACTATTATACACGGAAATTGATTTTGGTCCACCACCTGTCTGTATGGTTCCCCATGACATTGTGGATCCGTTTGTAGTCAGGAATTTACCTGACTGACCTGATATTGACGGAATGACCTGTGAACTTGATCCAGCGATCGTTCCGTTAATATTGATGTTACTAACAGTTAGAGTACCGTTCACTGTGATAGAACCAGAACTAAGGTTCAGTCCACCAGAACCTGAGAGGTCTCTAATTGATGTTACTTTAAGGGTACTCATTGATTACTAATCTCCTTCGTTGTTATTTATATCAAATGAATTCGTAGACTACGATGATTCCTTGACGTCCGTCTCCACCCCTTTCAGAGTTTCTTGCTGATGAACCGCCTGCCCCATATGCAGCATGTTCTCTATGTCTCTGTGCCCATTGTTGTTGTCTATGAGCAGTGGGTGCAGATCCACCCCAGAAACTATGTCCACCATGACCTAACCCTGGTGGGTTTCGGTGTCCTTGTGAAGAACCACCATAGATTCTAACTGAACCTTGGTTTGGTGATCCACCAGTAGCACCGTCATGTTGTTGTCTACGGTTTGCACCCTGTCCACCACCTGATGAACAATAGTTACCGAATGATGATGTACCACCATTACCCGCACGTCCTGAGTAGTTAGTACCACTACCTTGTCCACCAACGTTAACAGATATACTATTAATGTTTGTTACATCAACAAATGTTTCTGTATGTGCACCAGCAGCACCAGATTCACCATAACCTGATCCTCCACCACCACCAGCGGTGCATTTAACCCAAATTCTTTTTACGTTAGAGGGTTTGTTCCATGTAGTACTACCATTATATACTGAAATTCCATTGGGAATACCTAAGTTAGTACTCGCGGGTGCCCAACTTATTGTAGATCCATTTGTGTACAAGTATTCCCCAGACTGTCCAGACTGTGAGGGAATTATATAACCTGATGAACCAGATACAGTTCCGTTAATAACAATATTAGTTACATTAAGGGTACCATTAGCAGTTATCGAACCGTTTGAGAACGACATACCGCCTTGATTACTAAGGTCTTTAACTTGTGCTACGGTTAACCGAGTCATGTGATACCTTTTCTTTTATTTATCCATTTGGTGCAATGGGACGTTCTGTTCCATCTTCCAAATACTTTTGATGTGATGCCCACTCATCGTCAGTGGGGTAATATCCAGGGTTGTATATCATTTTATTTATAGCAGAACGCTCAAATGTCCCTGGTGTGTTGGAGTTACAAGGTTGTATGTTGATTACAACTTTCTTTTCTGCTACTGGACTATCTCCATGCACGAACCAGAATGTTGCATCATACAGGTTTGTTCCCTCCTCTATGTGGTCACCGTCAGCAAAACCTCCGATCCACATCTCTTCTAGACATGCTTGATCAGAGAACGTTGGTCCATCATGTGTAGTAGACCATGTTGATGCTTTGGTTGATTGCCTTACAATATCTACACCATATTTAAGGTTATCATATGCAGTAGGAATAGATCCATTAGAACCATCCTTAATTACACCCACATGACAGTGAATATGTGGGGCATGAAATATAGTACGAGAAATGAATATAGTATTCTCGTCTATATTGAGTATTAAATTAAAATGTGTGTGACGTTGGGTATCCCCAATCGTATCTCTATCAATAAAATCCATTAGGTTTGTCTCTCGTAACCAATAACCATGCGACCTGTACCACCGTTTCTGTCTCCTGCACTATTTCTAAATGAGTGTCCAGATTCTGCTGTGGTACCATAGTTTCCTGCTTCGGTGTCGTCTGTTAGTGCAGAACCGATGACCCAATTAGAACCACCGCCACCACCAGCAGCACCATGACAGTCACATCCTGGGTCTCCACCGACGTTTCCACCAGCGTAACCTCCTCCACCACCGCCACCGCCAGAGCGATCTCCACCTGGGCGTCCGTTAGAACCTACTCCACCAGTACCATTAGCACAACACGCACCACCACCAGCACTACATGAACCACCTTGACCATTTTGATTTCCTCCACCACCTTGACCAGCACCTCCGCATCCCTCTCGACCGCCACCGCCAGCTCCTGCACCAGCGACTAACCATATGTTTCCGAACGCCTCACTACCGTTATATAAGACGGTTCCAGCACCGCCACCTCCGCCACCAGCAGAGCAACCTCTACATCCTGCATATCTTCCTTGTCCTCCATTACACCATGAACTTCCATTACTGCCTGCTCCTCCTGCTCCCCAACAACCATGACAACCACTACCATTACCACCACCGCCACCAACTGCAACTCTAAAAGTTTGTCCTGCTGTTACTTGAAAACTTCCAAATGCAAATCCACCAGAACCTCCTCCTGCTCCACCTTGACCACCGTTTCCACCAGCAGCACCCCATGCCCACACATATATAACACCCTCACCACTACCTGTAATATCGTTTATCGTAAAAGTACTAACTCCACTAGACTGCCATGAGTGTAGTGTTAATGGTAAATTACCAGCAGAGGAATGTGATCCAGTTGAGAGAGATCCACCCGACGCTGATATGTAGGGTAGGTTGGATCCTCCTCCACCACCCATGACCATAATTTTGTTAGTTCCAATCGGCATAATTATTGAGCGAAGTTAGTTACCATTGCGAATGCTTGCCACTGTGTACCCTCTAAGAAGAACATGATCTGATATGAGTCAGCATAATCCCCAGGGGTTAGGTCATCAACGTTGTATTTAGTATTTGCTGTACTACCATTCACTTGAATACTTGTTATAGAACCATTACCATTCTGTTGAAATATCAATACAGATGCGTTGTACATGATACCAGATTCATTAGGTACATTATTAAAGTTCATAGTAATGTTACCGTTATAACCTGTTGGGTTAGTGGTAGCAAATACGTTCGCTTTGCTGTGATCCACTGTTGTTGTACCAGACTTAGCAAAAGATAGTATTCTTTCTTTTGTCTGCCCAAACTCAAATGTAGATCCAGGGACCATTCTTAGATGGTTATTGATACCTAAGTTGTTATAATATCTGTACGCACTTAAATCCTCGTCAGGACCAATGATAGTCCATGTTGCACCAGTCTCAATAGTAACAGTGTAACCATTTGCAACTGTAATAGGAGCAGCAGTAAAACCGTTAGTAAACTCCGTACCATTGTTAGCACTTGGTCCTATTGTTAGGTTCTCGGATATGGTATCACCGTTAGTTCTAATTATTGAGTCTTCACCAATACTCGGTCCACCACCACCAACGTCATCCCACCCTGGTGACCCTGGTCCATTGACATCTGGTAGATAACCTTGGAAGATCTTTTCAGTTGTGTTATATACAATCGTACCTAACGCAACAGTTCCCAGTGCATTTATCTGTGATTGATTTAAGTTTGGTAGGTTGACTTGCTCTGTGACAGTGAGGGCAGTAATGATCGCTCTCGTCGCATCGCTAATCTGATTACCAATTATTTTGGTTGACATTAGATTCTAACCTTAGATTACTAGTTCACGAATTTGAATCACATCACCTGATGCAGGGATTGTTGCCCCAGCAATACTAAAATCAACTGCGTTACCAGACACGGTGTAGTCAACACCTGGGACTTGGCAAACACCATTTAAGAATACCAATACAGAGTATGCAGTATGACCAGAAGATATAGCGTATGTAACTGTGGATCCGTTTCCAGAGTATGTTACACCGTTATTACTATTTGCTAGTCCAGTCGCTAATCTATATTTATCAGCAGCACCATAACTACCAGTAACATCTATGTTACCAGAGAAGAAGGAGTTACCACTGACCTTCAATCTATTTGAAGCGTCAGGTGCCATACCGATACCATAATGAGTTACACCACTATATCTTTGTGATGTGATTGGTGCTGTATCACTCAATCCGATCTTGTACCATACTCCTGCATCATAGACCCAACCCAGTGAATTTCCTGGGGTCCAGTCTATGTTATAGCATATGTCTCCATTGTTAAATGCAAGACCAGAAGCAAGATCGGGTACACCAGCAAGTTCATTTGCTAGGAATGTCTGTTTCAGTACAGTACCATCGTCATTACTATATGTGAATTTAAGAGTCTGGATCTCATCCTGTGATGTCAGTTTCTTCTGCATCGTTACAGGACCTGAGAATACAGATTCTAACTGGTTGGATGCTCCACCAATAACAGTTAGTTTATCAGTAAGAACCAATTCAGAGAACGTTTCAATAGTAGTTCCTTCTTCACCTAACACGTTTAACTGTGCAATATCTTCGTTAGTGATCTGACCTGTAACTGGGTTAATAACTTGGTTACCAACGAATAGTTCACCGTCAGAGTTAACACCAGAGTAGTATGCAACACCCGCTGCTTCTTTCAGCGACTGTGATAATCTGACCTGTTGTGGTGATAAAACTTCCACCTGTGTAGATGGGAACGCTGTTGAGTAATTTCCTGGTCCGAAACCTAGGTACTCAAACGTATGACCTGATGCTCTAAGAATAGAGTATCTTCGTAACTCCACTTGCAGTGCAGCAACAGAGTTATCTGGGTTTAACTGTAATGGAATCTTTCTTTCTTCTTCATCACCCAATCTAGCAGTAACAACTATACCTGTTAATGTATTAACAGTAGTTGTATATCCTAGGTTGTTTTCTGACTCCTGTAAGAAGAACTGTGTTGTCTCTTTTGTGATAGACAACTGTGTGTTCTCATTAGGTGTAGGTGTAGCACCATCAGTTGTGGTAACTAATCCTAAGACCTCAGAGTCAGCAACTGATACTGACGCTGCTGGATCTGCAACTGGATTATCTCTGTCAAATGCTGGGTATATATCAACTGTCTGCTGTGAGAACTCAAAGTCATTGAAGTTAGTAGCACCTGGGGATACTGACGCTGACAGTAATGTCAAGTAGTATATACCATCTGTAACACCACGTTCAAATAACTGGTATGTTTCTACATCATAGATGTAGTAAGTTTTACTATACGCTGGTGAGTTTGACTCACTGGATCTAGGTTCTATAACGAAACCAGTGATAGGTGGTCTAGGTATAGGGAATGCATCCTTGTCTAGTACATATCTAAATCTATATGTTCTGTCATTAAGGTCTCTTGCATCGGGCACCCTTCTAATGAATGTAGTAGGTGTGAATCCTAAGTTACCATATATGCTGTTCGCTTGTAATGTAGTGTATATTGTGTTGTTAGCACTATCTACCTGTAAGTACCACTGGTTTCTGTTACTATCAAATATTAGTGGGTTGTCTGAATCTCCTGCTTTGGTACCTGTAACTGTTGGTCCTGCTGGTGATATGTGTGCATAGTGTGTAGTTGGTTCTGATGCACCTGATGCAACCAGAGCAACATATATCTTGTCAGGTGTATTAACGTCATCTCTTCTAGCACCAATAGTATAACCCTGTATCTTTGATGGTGGTTTGCCTGCTAGTGATGTATAACCATATAGGTATAGTCTTGATGCATCTGCTTCTGCTTTTGTTGAAGTAATATCAATAGTAACCCAGTTGATTGATACCTCTGTTACATCACTCAATCCTTTTGGTGGTATAACGTGTGTTATCTGTCCTGCTTTATCTTTCGTAAATGATGCTGCTTTGAATCCTTTTGATCTTAATGATGTATTACCAAAGTTTGAGTTAGAGTTAGTAATTGAAAGGTCACCACCACTCTCTGAGAAGAAGTGATCTCCAAATCCAACAGCGAAAACAGAAACGACCTGTATGAATGCGTCATTAGATGCATGGATGTGAACATGTCGCCATCCTCTTCTATATTCTGCGAAACCGTTGATGTGTGCACCAGAACCCGCTGCCTGTGGTTCATACTGTCCAGTTGATTGGTTATAAACAACAAATGCTCTGTCGTCTTTTTGTAGTGAGATACCAGTGAACTGGGCAACAACCATGGATTTGAAACCAGACGCTTCTGCTCCATCTGCGTGCATACCATTGATGCCCCAAACAGATCTTAGCGAACAGTTGAACACATATGGTGATGCTGAGTCAACAGTATCAATCTCAACCTTAACAAGTATGTTAGAACCAATAGCGTTACCACTAGGTTCAGATGACATCTGATAGGTAAACTGGTTACCCTGTGCAGACGTTACCAAGAATGAACCATTATAGAGGAGTTGATCTTGCTCAGTAGGACCAGTAACCCCAGAAATATTAACAGCGACACCCACGGAGAACCCATGATTCTTCGGGTTGCCGAGTTCGTCAACTGTGAACGCTGTCGCTGTTTGTCCATTTCTGATAATTTGTGATATAGCAAATTCATCACTAATAGGACCAACGATCCTGTTCTCTTCAACTCTTGCCTGTAACTGGTCTTGTGCGACTACACCTGATGAGTCAGGAATTGTAGCGTATGCTTTTGAAATCTTTTGATAGTATAAGTCTAGGTCTGTTATATTTGCATACTCAAAACATGTGATCTTATGATGTGAGAAGTTAGGTGCAATCGTTGAAATATCATCACCACGATAATATACACCGTTGTTGTCTCCATCAAAGAATGACATCTGCCAGAAATAGCAACCACCAGTCAGTCTGAATATAGCACTTGGTGTTGGTTCGTTAACCGCAGTTATACCAAGGGATCCTTGTACTGTTGGATACGGTACATATTTAGGTACAATCTTAGTTCTTCTGAGGTCGGATCCCACGACTGAACAACCTCTGGGTACAACAATGCCACCACGAGTTGAATTGAATTTATAAAGGACATTACTTGAAGATGTTAGATCAAAGTTTGAGTTAGCATCGAATGGTTGAACGTCATTGTAATCTGTAACCCCAGGTCTGTTATCTAAAACATACTCTGACGGATATAGGTAGATACTGAATGCGTCAAATTCGTCATTACTAAGTCCAACTCTGTATGAAAATCTTGCTACTTCTAAAAATGCACGCTGCAAAGTCTTAAACGGACGTAACGCTGAGTTACCTCTATTATCGTAAGCATCCGAAGCATCAAAGTCGTCAGGGTTGACGTATATAATACGACCAGTCCTTGACGTGATGATATTTTTGAGACGAGTTAGTGCCATCTAGGTTTCCCTTATGTTCTATTTATTATGGAGTTCCACCGCCACCTGATGATGCGGTCTTAGCGTTACCCAATACAACGTAATCCTCAGAAACTGATTCAAATCCTTGTAGTTGGAATGCTATGTTTGCATCCGATGCGTAGACGATAATGTTTTGCCCAGGTCCAACGACTACACCAGTTGTTCTATCAACTTCGTTTGCTGCAATCGCTTTGCCATATGCTATGTAATCCTCAGTCTTGACATAAGTTGTAGAGGTCGCACCAGCACCATCACCAGTACCAACTCCATTGGTATTGAATGTTAGGTTTGCTGCACCACCACCACCTAAATTGGCGTCGGTTACTGTTAATTGTTCATCATTAGCATAATTTTTACCACCATTAACAAGAGTTACAGTTGCTGCACCTGTTGATGCTGCTACTACAACGTCCACTTTTAGTCCTGTTCCTGATCCACCTGTGGGTGATAAACCAGAATATGTGTTAGCAGTTCTACTAGAATCAGCAGCACTAACTGTGTCTATTGCTAATACCTTACCAGATACAATTTCTGCCATTGTTCTGTTAGCATTAACAAGTGTAGGTGTATCGTAGAACAAATCTCCAACTGCAAATGCAGCAGACCCTACACCTAGCGAGATTTTTAACTCGTTTTGTGCTGTGTCCCATTCATGTACATACCCATACTTACCAACAGTAACACCTGATGCCTGTATAGTATATGTGGTTCCACCGATTTCAAATGCGTCTGCTGCTGCCCATGGTTCACCAGCAACGTCATACACATAGATTTCGTTGTAATCTGGTGTAAGTGTTGTACTGATTTGATAACCAAATCCTGCGTTAGCGTCAGCAGTGTTTGCTACTGATGGTTCTGCAAATGAATATAATGCTAATGGTGTACCTGATGTGATAGTGATCTCTGTATACGCACCCGCATTACCAGGGGTACCAACTTTGGTAACACCAGTTGTATATTCAGAACCAGTCAATGACTGCGAACCATCCTGTGTTTCTGATAATCTAAATGGGTGTGTAGCGTTTGAACTGTCTGCTTGATCATAACGATAAGTCTTCTCATTGTCATGATTAGATAGAGTCAAAAACTCATATGGTCCACTAGATGAACCTTCCGCAACCGTAAACTTATCTTCGTTAGTAATAGAACTAGAACCTTGTGAGAAGTTAAGACTAATAGTAGCAGATGAAGTTCCACCAACAATTCCTTCTGATTCAGTGAACCAGTTTAAGTAGTAGTCACCAGCGTCAGTCATTTGTGTGACTGCTGTTCCATCGTTATGGTCAACTGCTGATGTACCATACTGACCACGAACAATAGTTAAATCGTTACCAGCAACTGTTGTTACTGACATAATTTCGTTACCAATACGAATGAAACTACCTTCTAAGAATCCAGTAGCGTCAGTTAGTGTTAGTGTTACGTCAGCAGCAGTAAATGTTGCACCTTCGTTAATTGTTGATGTAGTTGCTGAGTCAATGAATGATTTAGCATACTGTCCAGCAGGGATTGCACTTGCAGTAGTACCATATACGCTACGAGTAACCGTCAGGGTGTTATTCGCTACGTCAATACCACCAGCATTAATAGTGATAACTTCTGTACCTGTCACAGTTGGGTCCATTGAAAGCATTAACTTAGTGCCTTCTGCTAAACCTGTGTTACGAGAAATCTTAACTGATGTAGCACCTGATGCTACGTCTGCTAGGTATGCATAAATCTGTCCAGTTGTTGACTCAAACTGCTTCAATACCGCTGTTAATGTTGAGACTGCCCCAGTAATTGTCTCACCATTTTGGAATGTACCAATCAAAGTAGATTGATCACCCTCTGTTTGTGCTATCTTTTCTACCTTTACGTATCTATTAATTGTTGATGTATCCTTGTAAACATCAAGTAGTTTAGCACGAGCACCATTTGTAGAGTTTAATTCTGCGTTTGGTGACGCTGCTGCAAAAGAAATCCCTGGTGAGATCTTTAACTTGTAGTTAGAGACTGGGTTTCCTTTATTGAATATTAGATTGGATGGTTCGTCACCATCAAGTTTAAGAATTTGGTCATAATTACGGATAGCAGCACGATAGGTTACACCAGAACCACTTGTATTGGTTGCTGTGAGTACCGTTGACGCTGTTTTGTCAATTTCACACCTGTATAACAGAGTGTTAGTTGTTCCGCTAGGGTTTGAGACCGCGAGTCTGCCTGCTGTCATTTTAATTTACCATCCTGACTGGAAAAATGTTTGGAGTCGAAGTCTGCCTCCGAATGTTGGTGCTGATAGTGGTCCACCGAAACTAACACCCACTGCATCAATGTTGTTAGTAGAAAGTAACGTTGCGTCACCGTCGGGGAACTTAATGGTTCTTGCACCAGTGATGTTTGAAGCATCAATAGTGATGACTCCGTTAACGTCTTCAACGTTATTGATTTTCATCAATTCTAACGTCTTTGAATAAAGAGTTTGTGTTGCTCTTTCTGCTACTAAAACGTTAGCATCGGTACCATTATTTAGAGGGAATAATAAACTACCTTCTGGGAAAGTGAAGTTTAAGTTAGTATTACTATTTAGATTAGTTAATGCGAAGGTAATCTTCTTAGAAGAGTCCGCACTATCCTCAAAAATAGCACCCTTATAAACCTTGTTTGTTAGTGTCTGTGTTGCTGCTGTACCAACCACAGTAACGTTCAAATCAGGGAACGTAACTGTTCTATCCTGTGTTATACCTGACTGATCAAATATAATGTACTTAGTAGGATTATTCTCATCAGTGGATAATGTAGTAGAGAACTTGGGGTTAACCATGTTCTTGTTAAACAGGTTCTGCTCAGTAATATCATCAATCAATGTAGATTGTGTAGATCCTGCACCAAAATCAGGTAACTTGTAAGACTTCACCCCTGGTGCAGTCCATGAGTCACACTCAAATCTTGCTATCTTTGCAGTATCAGTAGAACCAGTGATACTAAGGTCGTTATCTTTAATAATAACAACTTTGTTAGTAATTGTTTGGTTTGTGTCAGTAGCAACGAATGTGGTAGATGTATTTGCTCCTAAGTTAGGAAAGTCAAATCTCTTTGTACCACCAGCAGTAGAAACTGTACCAACGTTGAAGAATACTCTCTTCCCTGATGATTGATCATCCTCAAAAAACAGTTGATTATCTCTGAAAACAGCAGGACCATCAACAGTAAAGAAACCACTACCTTGTGGTTCTATTTCTACGTTTGCATTTGCACTTGCTGTATCATTACCAGCAATCGTCAGTGTAGATGAACCATCTTGGTTCGCTTGACGTGTATAATATAGTGACGCTGTTCCAAACGTCATGCCAATTTCGTTGACAGTACTTTGGTAGAATCCAGTGTCCCTGTCCAAGTTGAACGCCAATCCTGGGGCGGTCGATGACCCCGCACTGATTGATCTGAATAATTGGTTAACTTTTGCCTTTCTATTTGGGATCAGAGGATCACTAATAACAATAGGCAGTACCGCTTCGCCAGTAACTAAATCATCAGCGACGGTTTCAAGTTGTGATATTCTTTTTGTTCCCACTATTAACAGACGCTAGGTTGTTCCAAGTTATTTATACGATTCGGAAAAGTAATCTGAACAAGAGCACACAAGGTTACGATCACCATAGACATTATCTATTCGCGACACCGCTGGCCAGAACTTATTTGTCTGTTCTACTGGGTATGCTGCTTGTTGACGTGAGTATGGATAGTTCCATTCATCGGATGCAATCATCTGTGCTGTATGTGGTGCATTCTTCAATAATTCGGGTTGTTCATCTATCTCACATCTGATCATATTCATTGCTTCACCAAATCTTTCTAACTCTTCTAGTGATTCACTCTCGGTTGGTTCTACCATTACAGTCCCAGACACTGGCCACGACAGGGTTGGTGCATGAAATCCATAGTCCATCAGTCTTTTGGCAACGTCTTCTGCTGTTATACCATCATATCCTCTTATATCAAATATACATTCATGTGCCACTCTACCATTCTCTCCTTTATATAATACCTTGAAATAGTTGTCTATCTTCTTAGATAACCAGTTCGCACTTAATATAGCAACTTCACTTGCTTTCCTGAGTCCTTCTGAACCCATCATTCTAATATACATCCAACTGATAGGTAATATGGACGCACTACCATATTCTGCTGCTGATACTCTTTCGTGCATAAAAGGTGCAAGATGTTCTGATACACATATAGGTCCAACCCCAGGTCCTCCACCTCCATGTGGAATACAGAATGTCTTATGTAAATTCAAATGCATACAATCAGCACCAAATTCCCCTGGTTTTGCCAATCCAACCTGTGCATTCATGTTTGCACCATCAATATACACCTGTCCACCAAACTCATGCACAATACCACATATCTCTCGGATGTCTGTTTCAAACACACCATGAGTTGATGGGTATGTAAGCATACAGCAAGATAACTCATCAGCATGTAAGCATGCTTTTATTCTTAGATCATGAATATCTATCGACCCCTGTGAGTCATTTTTCACAGGGATAATTTTTAACCCTGCCATGATAGCAGAAGCGGGATTTGTCCCATGAGCAGACTCTGGTATTAAACAAACGTTTCGTTTATCATCACCCCTATCTCTATGATAACCTTGTATTGCTAACAGTCCTGCATATTCTCCCTGCGACCCTGCATTTGGTTGTACTGTAACTGAATCAAATCCAGTGATGTCTTGCAACCATGTCTCTAACTGTGCTACAAGTTTATGATACCCTCTGATATGTGCCAACGGTGCAAATGGATGCACTCTACCAAACTCCTCCCATGATACAGGCATCAACTCTGATGCTGCATTTAATTTCATAGTACAACTACCGAGTGGCATCATACCATTTACTAATGAGAAGTCTTTCGATGCTAGTTCATGTATGTACCTCATCATGTTAGTTTCACTTCGATACTTATTGAAACATGGTTGTTGTAACCATGGTTTAGTTCTCCGAGGTACACTCAACCAATGATAGTTCTTATAGATATCATGTACATGGTCTATTGTATCTGCTTTATTTTCAAAGTCTACCTGTGTAGAGACTATTGCTGCTAGTTCTGGTAGTGTTGATCTCTCATCAATAGACAGGATGTTCCATCCATCCTCATATCTGATACTAATATCATCTACAAGTTTATCAGATTTCCACCTTACAGTATCAAATCCTTCTCTGTCGTCAGTCTCATAACCACACCATTTCAATGCTGTTATTAACGTTTGCCTATATCGGAGTATTCTATCTGCTATTTCTGTCAGACCTTCCGCGCCATGGTAACAAGCGTAAAACCCTGCCATATTTGCAAGGAGTGCTTGGGCAGTGCATATATTTGATGTTGCTTTTCCTCGTCTTATGTGCTGCTCCCTTGTTTGTAGTGCTAGTCGTAGTGCTTTGTTACCTTGACTATCTATCGACTGCCCAACAATACGTCCAGGAATTTTACGCTTATATTGTTCTGTGGTTGCAAAAAATGCTGCATGTGGTCCTCCAAAACCCATAGGAACTCCGAACCTCTGCATACTACCAACTGCTACATCAAATCCCCACTCTCCTACTGGTTTCATTATTACTTGACATAGAGGATCCACAATAGCGATCTTTGCACAATTAAATACCTCTGCACACCTCAGTAGTCCATCATTATGTTTTAATCTGCCTTCATTGTTAGGCATTTGAACTATAATAGCAAATGCTTGCTCAAAGTCCTCTAAGTTTATAGTTACATCTAAATCAATAGGTTGAATCTTTATACCTAACGGTCTTGCTCTTGTCTGTAATACTTTTAATGTCTGTGGAAATATCTTACTATCAACTAGAAATACATCCTTATCTCTCTGCTGTGTCATAATCATTGCCTCAGCAGCAGCAGTTCCCTCATCTAAGAGAGATGCATTTGTAATTGGTAGTCCTGTTAGTTCTGTTATTAATGTCTGGAAGTTAAACAGTGCTTCTAATCTTCCTTGTGAAATCTCTGCCTGATATGGAGTATAAGATGTGTACCACGCTGGATTCTCAAAAACAGTTCTCTGTATGACAGACGGTGTAATTGTTCCATAATATCCTTGTCCAATTAGACACCTCCTTACTCTATTAAATGATGCAATTTCTTTCAGTTCATCCAGTGCTTGCTGCTCACTACAAGGTTCTGGTAGGTGCTCGTCTCCTCCTCTTAATAGAATAGAGTCAGGTATAACGTCTCTTATCAATTCATCCATACTAGAAAGACCCAAGTCATTTAACATTTGGGTCTGCTCTTCTTCGGAAGGTCCTATGTGTCTTCCTATAAATTCTGTCATAAATCGGGGATGTCGTGATAATTTGCGATCTCCTCGGAGAGATCATAGACTATGGGGTGCATGCCCTCATATACTAGGTAACATGACCATTGGTACATTTGTTCAAGTGTTATCATTTCGTTGTTAACTGCTTCTGCAATGATAGAAGGATCTAAACGATCAAACCCCTCTTCCTCAAAGGTAAAGGGTAGTCCCTCTATCATAAACATTTTAACAATTCCTATGTTTTCTAGATTACAGTATGCATTAGTAATCCTGTATTTCACGTCCTTCTACCTCCATCATTGACGCTATCTGTTGCTGAATGATTTCCATCGCTTCTTTAACAGTGAATGCTCTTGAACTATGTATATACGAGTGATCCTCGTAACCGAACAAGGTCCAGTGCCACGTATGATCGTGTTCACTATACCACATTTTTATATCAACTGTTAAGTTCTTTCTTGATTTCGTTAAGTTCTTCTGTGACATACTGTTTTACTCCAACTGGATCAGGTTTGAAGTCCTGGGGCATAGGAATCTCAGGTAAATCTGGATTAGTATGCTCGTACTTATCGACAAACTCTGGAACTGGAACTAATAGTACTGAGGGTTTGCCTTCTTGGACAATCTTTATTGTATGACCTCTTTCACACATTGTCAAGCATAGATCAAATCCTTGCTTAACTTCGTCGATCGAGAGTTCAATTAGTTGTGTTTTCATCTCGGATAAACTCCTTCTTTTCGTAATCAAATCTAGGGTGTGGTTCAGCAGGAACCCATGGTTTCTTAGATTCATTTGCGATAACAATAAATCTATCAGCAGCAAATGTTCCTGCTAGACTAATCTTAATGTCATCACCATCCAACCAGTTTGTTGAACCATCCTTTTTGGTATGGGTCATCAACTCTTGGATCTGGTCAATCATTTCTTGTGTAAGTTTCATTAGAATGTATAAGTACGTCTTTCAGATTCTAAGTTCTCTTGTAGGAACTCAGACATAGTAGCAAATCCGATACCACCTTCTGAGGTGAATTCAAACTTAACTTTCTGTGAGTATCCTTCTTCGTCTAACACTTCAATAGTGCGTGTTCCGAAGTGGATAAAAGCATGGTCAATTAAATCATTCATTAGTTTAACATTACAGGGAGTCCATAAATCTGTGTAGGTCCGAGGGCACTACCCAGAGCAGCAAGTCCAGTTCCAACCCCATAGGAGACCAGTCCTGTCGTTACTTGATTTATTATAGCACCTGATCCACCAGTTACGATCTCTCCTATGCCACCTGTCGGAGTGGCAACCATTGTCATATGTGCACCTGGGGATGCACCTGTCACTATATCTGCCATAGCAGATGGTTGTGCTTGTCCTACACTCATACGAATTTGTGCAGGGGGTGTTGGACCAGGGAAAGGTAAGTCCATCGTAACATCTACGATAGCACCTTTGACTAAACTATACTGCCCAGTGACCACACTTGTCAAGGCAGATGAGAATATGCCAACAATATCAAAACGTCCACATGCTAAGAAAGATGTGATCCAGTTTGTCTCGTTGATTATCTCACCAGTTGCTTTGTTTGTTAATGCTTGACATGAATTGTTTATCTCTGGTGCATCAAGACTGATAGCGTTGATCCCTTTAAGATTAATTCTGGATCCTTGAATTGTAATATCACCTTGATAACTTATATCATGGTCTCCTGCTTTGGTCTGTACAGACTTCGCTTCTTTCTGTCCTGTCTTAACATCAAAGTGTGATCCACCACTCGGTGCCACCGCTGCATCTGGATCATCATTACCCTGATCTAACCACTTGGATCCTTTCTTAAAGAAGGTTGATCCTGATGTTGCTTTTGCTTTTGCCCCAGGTCCATTAGATGTATGCTCATTCATTGACCCTGCAACTTCTATGTGGAAGTCACCCATCACTTTAAGGTAGTAGTCACCCTCAATAGTATGAACATGATTACCTTTAATATTATGTACTAAGTCACGTCCTATGATCTTAGTATCATTGTTAGGTATATTATAGTGTACGTTACCACGTTTATCTTCAAATGATGTAACACCACCTGGTCCAGATCTTACTCTCTTCTCTTTTCCTGGGGTTGCATCATCTATGTCACGAGAACCATTCAAGAATGTTTGTGTCTGCATCAAGAATGGATTCATATCTTGGAAGTATGCATCAAAGATACTTGTTGACCCTTGTACACCATCAGAATGTCGTGATCCACCACCACCGAACGAATCAGCAGAACAGTTGGTATAGTCTCCTCCCCCTGGTCCATCAATTCCTGGGTCTGAACATTCGGTGGTGCCTAACAGTGGCATCCACCCCTTCGCTTTCGGTTTTCGACTCTTCCTTCCACACGACGTGAACTGTGCAATGAATCCTATGATTGCAGCAATGATATCCAATATGCTACTAAAATTCAACGCTGAAAAATCAACAGAGAATATACTACTGATACCGTCAGCAATATTCTTTAAGTTCTTAAATGTATTAACCGCAGATAATACTGTGTTTGCTACCTTATTAAATGCTGCAAGTGCTCCACAGATCTTTGATTGAATACCCTTCATTGCTCTCTCAACGAAGTCAGTAACACCTGATATCATGTCGTCTACCTTGTTCATGACGAAATCCATGATCCCTTGTAAGAATCCTCCCAGATCTCCTACAATATTTCCGATAGCACTTAAAAATCCTGGGACTGGTTTACAAAATATATCTTGAATGATTGACTGTATAATGCTCATGATCTGTTTAACAACGATCAATGGAACAAAGTTACTGACCGCCTTCATTATAAGGTCGATCGCCATTTGCATCTTCTGTGCAAGGAACTCTTTTAACGGTGCCAGCATACCACTGATACCATTCACAATATAGTTTGTAAGGTTAGATAACTGATTGAGTGCTGCTTTACCTTCTATAAGGTGACCTGTGATAGCAGATACCATATCGCCATCTTCATTCATAGCGATAGATCCAAACGTCATACCCATGTCAGTAAGCATACGTTTCAGATCCTTCATGAATCCTTCGTTTGCTGGTCCAGTTGTACCATCAGCGATACCACCTATGTTAGATGGTACACCAATAGGGTTAGTAAATACGTTGAATGGTGTCTCTACTTCTGCTCTATTAACTACACCACGAGATTGCTCTTCTCCACCTGTTGCAGATCCTGGGGTTTGTCCCTGTGATTTTACAAAGGGTGCACCACCAAGTGCAGGCGAATTGTTTAGACCTGTCTGTGCAGGGGTATCTGTTGCGTTCTGGTTGGCAACATCAGGACTTGCAACAACAGTCCTTGACATTTCATTAGAAGAACCTCTACCTTCACCAGTTCCTTCTGCATGTTTAAATGTACGAAAAGATCCCAATACACAAGGTAACTGTGCTTCTTCACCATCAAGGAAGAAACCCAAGACCTCAGCACCTGGTTGTAATTCAGTTGTAGTACCAGCGTTTTTGGTTTGTGGTTTGTCTGTTGGTAGTAAGACAGTTGCCCATGGAAGCATTTCTGTTGGAAGTGTTTCCAAGTAACTATCAGAACCATCGTCTCTTGTTCTATTACCAGTATACCAACCGATAATACGAACACGAACTCTACCCAAATGGGCAGGATCCATGTGGTCTTCTACCTCACCAATCCACCAGTGAAATCCATCTCTGCCAGCGAAGTCAGTCTTAGTTCCTAGTGACATTTGTTAAATCGTACTCCCTTTCAGTATTTAGACGTTCAAAACGAAAGAGTCCTTCTTCCTCCTCTTTACCCCATCTGAACTCTCCTGTATCTATATCTATACCAGTATCGCGTGATTGATATAGCGTTCCATTAAATGATATCTCACTACTAACTCTTGTATTCCTAAGGATACAATCACCTCTCACTTCACCAAACCACCAACCACCATAGTAACCCCATTGTAGTTGACAACCATCTGTCTGTGTATCTATATTGAATGCTGACGTAATGACAGTATGTTCATCAATATACTCACACGTTAAATGATAGTGCCTGTATGCAGTTTCCTCTGTCTGGTAGTTATACCATTGCTTTAAATCTAATATATTGTCTGCCAGTTTTTGATACAAAACGTTGATCTGTGGCCATTTAGTTGGGTTCGTAAATGCCTGTTTCCTGTTACGGAATTGTCCAAGAATCATGGACTCAAAAAGTGAGGTCATACCATCCAGTAGTAATCATTTTCTCTTCGTTGGGTGCTGGGCATCCTTTATGAAAATGCGTCCAGTCCGCTGGCCAAATCAATGTCAGACCTTTGACTGGTTTCACTTTACATTGCTGATACTCAAAGAATGTTTCACCACCCTCTTGTATATCATTTAGGTAAGTCATCCATGCCAAGATTCTGCCTGCACACTGTGGGTGTGCATCACTTCGTTCACAATGTAACGAATGAAATCCCCCACCTTTGGGGTACCACTGTATATTAAAATCCTCTAATAAATCCCACTTAACAGATTTAAGAGTATAATATTTGTTGCAATACTCCTTCGTGACCTCTGCAAGAGCGTCAATGTAATCTGTTATTCTTTTGTCTTTGATATATCTTGGAAGGGTTAAGTCAAGGGAGTCTTTTAGATCCTTGTTAACACCCTTACCTGTGTGACCTTCTTCTTTTTGTAAGTAGTCACATGTGTTCCAGAAGTCTACGACTCCATCTACTACCGCATGATCTATCTTTGACCCACCTATAAAACTATAAGGTGCGTCAACATCAATAAACATAATTTAATCGTCGTATACTAGACACTCAGGTTCTTCTGGATGCTGGTCACACCATAGTTCAAGTGCATTAGGATCATGATGATCTCCTGCTTTGATCTCATCTTTATGATGCTCTGCGTAATCTACTAGATCATGTAGTTCTTCTTTTGCATGCCTACGTGCAGCAGGATTTGCTAGGGGATCATCAACGATGTTCTTATCCTTTTCTATGTGGTCTTCTATACTTTTCATTTTATTAACTCAGTATTTACTACTATTTATTATAGCACGATCATTTAGTAGGTGGCAAGGAACCCCTACACAAATAGAGTTCTGTTGTGATACCCTGTTTTTGATAGGTATGTTTCAGTCCTTTGATTAGATATTTACCAGAAAATGTCTGATCTCTTATCACTTTTGTCTTACCTTGCTGCTGTGATGAAGGTAGAACAACAGTGATGACATCCCCTGCTGCTAACATTGTATTTCCTGGGACTTTGATAGTGAGAGAGTGAGTATTAAGTAGTGACCAACGTGCAGCAGAATATGTTGCAGCAGTTAAAACACTTATATCTGCATTGTCAGCACCACCTTTCGGTGCATTAGGTGATTGATTATTGAATCCAGGTAGGATCTTGAACTTAGTTCTTGTAGGATACAAGTCTTTATATGCCTTTACATGTACCTCATCGTACGGTAAACCCTCATGTAGTTTAGATGCTTTATTGAATACAGATAACAGGTTAGACACAAGAGGTCCACTCATTGTTCCTGACGCTTTACCTTCCTTGTCTTTTAATTGTAACTGTCTATCAGACAATATTTTTGCTTCACCTAGATTCTTTGGTTTCCATGACCATGATGTATCAGTGCCAGCATTGAAGAATTTGTTTGATGTTTTATTCTCTGCATCATATAAAGTCTTTAACTGATCGTTGCTTAATGAATTGTTTGATGTGCTGTCTGTGGTTGGTTGATAACCTTGGTTTAGTGCATCAAAAGCATCAAATGCCTGTGATGATGTAGCACCTGGGTTGGGTATAAAACTGTCAGTAAGTTGTGCCATAACAATACCATAGGTGCATTGTTTATACACACCAGAACGTAACTTATCTAATTGGTTTGCCCTCTCAGGATAAGTGACCGACTCTATCTGATAGAAGTTTCTTTCTGGATCACTGCGACCAACGTTTGCTTGTGCATATGTGTACGTTGCCCGACTATCCTGTTCACATAACAGGTCCATGGACTTAAAGTTCCATCCATGTTTGTTCTCCCAGAATAAGAATCCACTCTGATCTTTACCTTTACCTTTGGTTTTCTTCCCTTTACCTTGTTTCCTAGTAACCTTATCAGATATGTAAGAGATAAGATCAAGAGGACGCCAGTTAGGTGACAATACATTCATAGAAGAATGTTCCTCCACATGCAACTTCTTATCTGATTTTAAATTTCCTTTGACCATCATCCCAACGATATCTACCTTACCAGAGACAGGTCCAAACTGTCCGAACGCACGGTTCGCTTCATTCTGATATATCTCAGGTGATGCACAATGTAGAATGTATAACTTTGATCTCTCTTGTTTTACTACTGCTCCTATCTTGTATATCTGTAATGAATTTTTGATTCTAGAACCTTTGTACATAGTAGATTCAAATGTTATATCAATCTGTTCACTACCTAGTATCTGATCATCAAACTGGATAGTATCTAAGATAGTAAAATCACATCTTATGAATGCAGAATCTATCGACTCATACCAGTTATATTCACTGATAATTTCCCTGATGTCTATATTCTCACCATTAGAAAGGATGACATCAACTTTGGTTAGTTTATAACTCTTAGCGGTACTCATGAGATCTCAACTGGATTAGATGCAACATCAGCAAGTAAACCGAACCTTGGTTTGACATATGCATTAGCAGGGATCACGTATGGTGAACCACCACCTGTGATTATTGGTGGTGGATTTATTGGTTCAGTTGATAGATCAATAGGACCTAAATCTCCTGCTACCACTTGGAATGATGATTCGTTTGACTCTACATCTTTCAATGATGATTCATTTATAGAATCACCTGACATAATATTCTGCGCTATCTGTTGTGTCTTGCTAATTATATTCTTAACTGTGTTCTGTACTGAGGATACCTCTTTTATTTGTGGTGTTAAATTGTTTGACTCAAATGCTGCTTTGATTGCATTAGTATAGTCAGTTCCTTTTGTACCGAAGGAATCTGAACCTACTGTTCCTTCCTTTACATATGTCTTAGCACCCTGCCATCCTTGGTTATGTGCGTATGCTAGTATCTGTAATTTTCTAAGTGCATCTGCTTCTGCATATTCTTTCACTGAGGAAAGATAGTTGTGGTTAGCGATAGTGTATCCAGCGAACAATCTCTCTTGCATAGTTTTATTGTTTCTGAACATGACACGCATGAATTTATTAGGATCGTCACTATGACCTGGATCCTTCTGGTTCATGATGCGAGCACCATCCATCTTAGCAAGTTTACCCATCTGATATCTACCATCATACATGTCATTGTTACCACCATATACTTTATACTTACCGCTTGACTCTATACCAGCGATAGTATCTCTAAATATATCCCATGTTTTCTTGTCTGCACCTATCTTACTTTCAATTTCATTATAAGGAATTTGTGGTGCACTTATCACATTACCAATAGATTCTAGTAGTCCACCCGCTGCCATGGGTGCAACATTAAATCCAGCAGACTTTGCTTGTAGTAGTCTAGTGTTTGTCAACCCAGGACTTGTTCTTGTTGCTGGTGTGTCATAAGGTACAACAAATGCTTGTCCAAGTGGTCCTCCACCTACTGCCATCTCAGGTGTAGCAACATACTCTGTACCATGTCCTATGAATGAGGTAGATTTACCACCATCTAATGACACAGGATATCCCGACATAGGACCTTGTATCCAACCACCCTTTGCTAATGCTGGTTTTTCTTCTTCTTTCTCTTCACCACCACCAAGGACGTTTCGATTCAAGAAACCAGCAAGACCACCCTGTTTCCCAAATGCTGTGACAGCATTATCATCCTCTTTGACCTCTGTTAGATCTTCTTTCTCGACATCTTTCATCTGGTTTAACAACACTGCACCACCTACGATAGCAGCACCACCTAAGAGTAATGGACCTAACCCTATACCAGACACTAATGCCATCAGTCCTTTAATTAAACCACCAATACCAACGAACAATCCTTTTAGACCAGTAATTAACTTACCAGATTTGAATAGAGTTAGTACACCCTTGGCACCAGCAAGACCTAACTTTGCCATCATCACAGGTTTAAAGAATAGTCCTAGTGCCACCATGAACTTTCCTAAACCAAATATCTTACTGAATATATTAGGGTTATTAAAGAAATCAGTCAACCCATCCAATCCAAAACTGAATACAAAACCAGCAACCTGTGCAAAGAACTTAACCATATGTCCTATACCTTTGATAAGACTTGACAACTTCTTAACTGAATTAGGACTCGACATCCATTTGAATACGCTATATCCTATAAACTTAGTGAAGAGACCAGCAAATAGTTTTGCTATACCTTCTAAGAAACCAAACGCTGCCTTAGCAACCTGTTTGATAACAGGAACACTTTTCTTTACTGTGGTCTTTTCTTGTTTCTTCTCTGAAAGTTCGTCCGCTTGCTTACCTTTTTTTACCTTTTCCTCTTTCGCTACACTCTTTCTTAACTTCTTTTCATTATCCAGATGATCTTTTCTTTGATCAAGTAACCCCTGCATATTGGATATACTCTTCAAAGAATATGTTTGGAATGATTCTTTTAACTCTTCTGTAAGAACTGCAATACTATTAACAGTAGCACCCATACTATTAATCGCACTAATATTCTTAGTGAAATTGATAGTAGGTTGAGTGACAACCTTATTTCCAACCTTAACTGTGATGCCACTTTTCTTCATGACACCAGAGTTTACCATTTTGTATAGTCTTGCTTTTGCCATTATGTGATTAAGGGACTAACTGATTTGGATGCATCTAGGACTCTTGGTGGAGGAGTTTGTACAGAACGTATTATCTGCTGCCTCATTACCATAAGTCTTGTAGTTCTCGTAGTTTCTTTACTACGTTGAACCCTTGCTTCCGATGAAGATGTAAGAGTACCTACCTTGTTATTTATCGTGGGTGTAGGTAATGTTGTAGTATTGGTTTCATTAACTTTAAGATCCAGTACAGGTGAAGCAAGACTTGTCATAGGTGTTGCTTGATTATGTTGTACGCCTTTGAACAAATTATGTAACTGTTCGCTGTACACACCTGGATTTTTCTTACCTTTAACTCTCTGTCCTAGATTCTCTGTTGGTTCAACCATACCACCCTGTGCCATCTCTTGCGGTTTCCCATTGATTGTAGAGGAACCACTAAGTGAATCCTCTACAATTACACCATTTACTATGGATATCTTTGATTTTACTATATTTTCTACACGCTTTGGATTTAAATCTCTAAGTAATGGTCTCTCTGATAATCCCATCGCAGGAGCGAGTGGATCTTGTATCTCAGTTAACTTCTTGACCCCAGGGGTCTTTGCCATCCCTTTTAATAATAGATTACCAATATAGTCACCAGCAATACCACCAACTGCACCTGTAAGAAATCCAGTGACACCACCAAAAGGAGCACCAAGTGCAAAACCAGCAGAGTATCCTAGTAATCCAGCAGTTGCATTTATAAGAGCATTGATAGGAGACTCACCCAAACCATAGTTTATGAGTCCCATGACTGCTGCTATAACTTTATCAATACCACCTATTTTAAATCTATCCTTAGCACCCTTTAAGAACTTACTTAAATCTTTCATTTCTTTGCTGGTTATCGCTGCTTTTACAGTCGTCTTAGCAATATTCTTTGCTTTCTGAACATTCTTTAAGTTTAATAACTTCTTAATTGTAGGGTTCTTCTCAATAACAGGTTTAAGAGTATCCTTTAACCTTGTTTGTACCGTTGATGCTAATTTCTTAGGATCTTTAACAAGTTCAGCAAGGTTGCTTATATTCTTTGCTTGGTTTTTACCCCAGTTGTATGCTGTTTTTCCGTGTTTCGTTACAAACTTATTTGCCTTCCCTGCAATATTCTTTACATTACTAACAATAGATGACTTTGTATTCTTTGCCTTCTCTATGAAGTTGCCTATGTTAGAACCTATGTTACTACCTAGGTTACTAAGACCAGCACGAATATTCTTTACTTTCTTGACCTGAGTCTTAGCAAACTGTTTGGCACGATCCTTCAAACCAACTTTACTACCAGTAATCTTTACTTTTGGTCTACCCTTTACCTTTCCACCTTGTCCCTTTGTTACCTTTGGTCCTTTAACGTTGAAAACGTTCTTGATTTGCTTTAATATTTGTCCAAGTCTCTTCATCATCTTGACATCACCTACAAGTTTCCATGGCATCAATACTCTTGACGCTGCCCATAGTGTTGAGAGTCCACCTACTATCTGGAAGACACCAAACATCTTGTCAAATACTTTACCTATACCTTTACTATCTGGGTTAACACCAAATACTCTGGTGATACCATCCATCGTCTGTGATATACCAAGACCACCTAACTTCATGGCAAAACCTACTATGCCACTAACTGCTTTGAGTACTGTTGATGCTGCCTTAGTATTATTAGGATCTGCCAACCACTTAAATGCACCATAAGTTAAGAAAGTTGTAAATGCTGTACTAAGAAACTTTATGAGAGGTGCTATACCTTTCATAAACTTTCCAAACCATGACATTTCCTTCTCTTCGTCCTTTGCTAACTTCTTACCTTTGTCTTCGTCGTCATCGGCATTCTTTTCCTGTAAAACCTCAGACTTTTTATCCTTTTTCTTACCTATCTCTGTATATGATGTTAAAGGTTTGATTATGTCAGAACGATGTAGATGCTCGTCATCGTTTATCTTCTTCTCTTCTTCTACAAATGCTGTGGTAGCATCTGCATGAACCATCATAATCTCTCTAAGATCTTCTACTATTGTACCAAAATATGAAACTGCTCCACCTAGTCTGTTTTGACCGACTATAAGAGGACGCATCGCTTTGACCTGTGTCGAATTACCACTAGGCGGTTTGATGCTAATATATTCTCTTAGTGTTGCTGCCATTAGATAGAGGATTTACCTTTATTCTGTTGTGCTTTTATGCGTGCTTCTTCTTCCTTTAAGTGTGCTATCAATAGGTTAATATAAACATCACGTTCCCAAGGAATCATATCGTTCAATTCCGTCAGACTATACTTGTGATGCTGCATTAATGCAAAGTTTGTCTTATAGTGATTCATAAGACTGTCATGCATTAATGCTACCCGAAAAAAGCAGCAAGTCCTTCTAACTTCACTTCATTAATAACTTTGGTTTTAGGATTCTCTACTTGTAAGGTATGCGTTAACTTAGGCATAGTCTCAAAGAAGTTCTGGATCTTGGCGAACTGTGCATTATTCATATCACCTATAAAGTCCTTTGCTTCCTTCACTGTGAAAGAATCATAGATCTCATCTCCATCATATACTTTATCAATACAGTCTGCTGCAAGAGCAAATACGTCATCAACATCAGGATCATCCATCATATTGCGATCAACGAACGCATCCAGTGCAGGATATTTCATTTGAATCTTGATGTCGTCACTTAGTGGTATGATACTCTTATGACCTTTTGGTACGTCTATGCTGACTTCGTTTAAGTCAAGTCTGACTTCTACCTCGGTCTTACCGTCATCCTCACATACTACTTTGAACTCACTCTCTTCTCCAACTGCTTTGGATCTGATCTGTAAGAACAAATATTCTAGTTCAAATGTTGGTAGACTATCTACACTTTTCAAATCAGTACAAGATTTTAATATAGTCTTGACTGCCTTGATCATTTCTTTCTCCTTCTGTGTCTCCATTGCGAGATACAGTAGTTTCTCTTCTTTTACGAGAAATGGACGAAAGTTAACCTTCTTTCCGCTGACTGGTAACTTACAGTCATACTCAGGCACTACAAGTTTTGGTAATGGCATGATGAATTTATAATATCAATTTTATTTATACCAGTTACGAGAATAAGTTATTCTCTAACATATAATCACTTATCTTGTTCTCTGGTTCATAGTTGTCTAGATAGTCAGCAATACTGGTATCTTTATAGTGCTGAGGTTTAACATATATGTCTGATGTCGGTCTCATTGCCTCTGGAAATATTTGATCAAATCTATATCTCTCAAAATAGAATGACACATCCATGCTTAATAGATTTACCTGTTCGTTGTCTAGGGACATCTGACCAACGTTATATGGGAAAGCACCAAACAATTTGTACATACCTGTTGCTTGCATTGCTTCGTTCCCAATATTCTCCCACTTGACAATTTCTATATCACAGACATAATCATCGTAGAATGCTACTGTATTATCTGAATCAGACGCTGTTTGATGCATCCAATGCTCAAAATATGCTCTATGTTTATTATCTTTACTAACTAAGAACTGCATATTAACTTCTGAGTTAGTCTGTCCTGTCGCATATCTCCTAATCTGACCTATATTATTGAGTTCACCAGTTGTTACTGCTCTACTAGGTAGGGTGACGCTAGTTGCGTAGTAATCAATAGTTCTCATTGCATCTAATGTCTTATTAGAGTCATACAAATCATTCATAAGTTTAGGAACTGGCAGGATGACTTGAAACAGGTTACTGGTCGCTGGCATAGAACCAGCAGACCTACCGATAGTCTCTCTAAAATCTTTAAAACTGTTAACAGTGGGCATTACAACCTACTCCATATGTAACTACTAGGTATCTCAACATAGACTCCACCAATTCTCCTAACAAACTGTTCTGTTGGTAATGGTACGAAGTCAACAAGGTCAGAAGGAGGAACTAACATCATATTAGTTGCTCTTCCCATAAAGTATTTATGATGGCAACGCATAGGATACGATATAGAACCACTTCCCCATGTTTTCGCTATGCTTAGTCGTGCGGTTGGGCGTAGATAATGTAAGTTACCACCAGAGAATTGCTTGTTTATAGGGTCGATGTCAATAACCAGTGTCATAGGGAACTGATCATAGAACGGTAAGTTATCTGTTGCTGCATTATATGCATAATAGATGACATCACCAACTTTAAAGTCAAGAGGTGGACTTAACTTACTGATTAAGTTAGATCTATACCACTCTTTTGACTTTGCTGATCCACCTGTGGAATCTTTAATATCCTCAAATACACTCATACCTTCAACTCGTGTTCTGTAAGTATCCTAAATTGCATACGTCTGTCTTTACAGTATTCTACTGCTGCTTTCCACTTTGCTTCATTAACTGCATACGTCTTAATCTCAGTTATATACTTCTTTGTACGTTTGCGTTGTTTATTGGGAGGTGTCGTCTGCTTATTAGGTTTGACCTCAATAATAAACTTCTGCGACCCCCCAGTTTTAGTCCTCGCTCGGACGTAAAAGTCTGGGAAATAGCGATGCACCCTCCCATCAAGAGGACTGACGTAAGGTATAATGATCTCCTCACTGCCCCATTCCACGACATTTTCATTCTTGTCGCACCATACCATGAACTTTCTTTCCCATAAACTTCTATAAATAATGGTAGTAGGGTCTCCCTTGTATTTATTTTTATTAGTAGGTCTATAACGTCCAGAATACGCCATGTCATCAAAACAACGATTAATGTACCCAAATGCCAGTCCCAGAGGACCTGGTGTGGGAGATGAAGGAATAAAAGCAGAAGCACAGTATTCTACTGCACAAGTAGATTACTTAAAATTCACGGTGTATGATCCAGAAAAAGGTGCTAATCCATATAACTATGTAGCAGGACCTCTTGGTGGAGGTAAGGGTGCCAAGCAAGATGGTGGTCAAACTTTCAATAAGAACAGCATATTTAAGACAATATATCTCTATCTACCACACCAATTAAAAGAAGCATATGGTGTAAACTATGAGAAAGCATCAATCGGTGCCTTTGGTAGTGCAGGAATAGAAGCGATACAGAGTGGTGCAACAGATACAGATAAAATAGCAGAGAAGTTAAGTCAAGCAGCAGATAGTGGTAAAAGTGAGATAGCATTTAGTGCTATCGCTGGTATCTTTAACGGTACAACAGGTACATTAGGATTAGAAGGTAATGTTTCAAAAAATGGCATATCTGCTCTCTCAAAGGGAAGAGTATTCAACCCATATGAAGAGACTGTGTTTAAGGGGGTCAACTATCGCTCTCATTCTTTTGATTTTGATATGTCACCTCGTAATCCCGCAGAAGCAGAAGAAATCCAAGGTATAATCAGTTGTTTTCGTGAAAGTATGCTTCCAGATACTAATGGAGCAAACGCTCGTTGGTTATCTATTCCTAGATTCTTCCGTACAGAGATAGTACGTTATACACCTAGGGGTTTTGGTAATGATATTGTAGGAGAAGGTCTTAATAAACCAGCAGCACTCAGTAGTCTACTAATATTCCCAACAAATTTAGTGTTAACCAATATGAACGTCGATCTTGCCCCATCAGGTCAAAATACATCCTTACGTAGTGGTTTCGATGATGATGATTATGGTCCAGCATCATATCGTATGAGTCTAACATTTGACGAGACTGCATTTGTTACTCGTAACATGGTTACAGGTGTTAATAGAGATCCCGCTGCTAATCTAGGTACAAAGAAAGGTGCTGCTAATCTAGGTACATCTGGTAAACTTAGATCATCTAATCCTAAGGGTCAACTTAAAATAGATAGATCAACCAACTCTGGTCTAGGTAGAAGAGTCAATCGTCGTGGGAGGGAAATCTAATGTCTTATTTTTCATATTTACCAAAAGTTCAAGTTAGAACATCAACGTTTAGACAGAATAACGTTGAACCTTTTATAGTTGCACGCAACATATTCAGAAAATGCAGTCTTATTGAAGATATACAAGAAAGTGTTCTTGGATTTCAACAATATAATATAGCAAACAACGAAAGACCCGACCTTATAGCAAATGAGTTATATGGTGACCCTTTATATGATTGGGTTATATTGTTGTGTAATAATATAGTCAATATATACGACGATTGGCCAATGTCAGAGGAGGAACTCCAAACTTATGTAAAAACCAAATATAGGTTTGCCACTGGTGTTCACCACTATGAAACTAATGAAATTACAGAGTTAGATAGCGATACTATACTCATGAAGTCAGGAATTCAAGTAAATGAGAATTGGACTTATACTAGATCAGATGGCACTGTTGTAGCAAACTCAAATTTCCCAGTTTCCAATTATGAGTACGAAAAGAGCGTAAATGACTCAAAAGCGAGTATTTGGTTATTGAAACCACAATTCGTAGAAGACTTTGTAGAGGAATTTGAAGAATTGATGAAATATGCTCCAAATGAAGAAATTGACGAAGCAAGTGGAGTTAAGATAACACCTAATATCATCAAAGAGGTCTTTATAACACAAAAAGACCAATATTCAACAGAATATGGTCTTACACCTTCGCTCAGTTTTGCATCTTCTGTTGAATTGGTCAATAAGACAGTTACGACTACTACGACCGAAAGTGGTGCTACTACAACTACAACTATTACATCAACTGATGTCAACTCATCAGGTGTAGTTGCAGGAACCACAGATTCGTCTTCTACTGCATCAACAGGAACGACTGATACTTCATCTTCTACTGATTCTAGTTCTAGTAGTTCAAGTTCTAGTTCCTCTGGATCTAGTTCTTCTGGCGGTTCTTACGGTGGTTACTAGACTTACTTTTGATTTCTAACATTATCCAACGTGGTAGATAAAATATACAAAAGGCAGAAAACCAGAATATAAGCAATATACCCAAATGTGCAACTCTATTAGAGTTGACTATCAATCCTAGTGTGACAAGTCCTATCCATGTATAGTCCAAAGTGCCATGGAGACGATACCACACGTTTTCACCTAATTTCTTAATTACCTTCTTTCTCAAATTATCGAAGAAAGGAGATATGTGTCTCATCATGACAAAACCCTCATTAAAGAACATGAGGGTGAAACCGATCCAAAATATCATTAGTAACGATCTGGTATATTTGCTCTATATCCTTCTGGGGTGTGATCCTTGAATTTGTCGTGATTGCCGTCCCCAGGCATTTTGCCATATGCAACGTATTGTATTGCTTGTAGAGAACCTTCCAATCTTTTCAGATCGTTCTCGTTCTTGACATACTCTTCATACCAACCTTTTATTTCATCTTGTCTGGCATTGAGTTGCATTGTACGCTTAGTGAAGCGTTGAATTAGTTGTTCGTAGTTTTCAGTAGGTTTAGTCACGTTGTCTCCAATCATCAGGTTTGTCTCGGTTGAACCAATCGTTAATATCGTCTGCACTGTTAAACCCCTCTTTATGGTTGGATGGGTCGGGGTCACCTAATCCCATCCTATTCAGAAAATCATCAGTTGACCCTTTCTTCATATCTGGGTTTGCTGCTCTTTGTCGTGCTTGTCGCATCCACGTCGCAGCAGTTGTATTTGCCTTTGCGAGTTTATTCGCCCATATCATTTCCCGCAAGGGAACTTCATCACCAGCAACGATCGACTCACAAATTCTTTCTAATCGTTTTCGGTATTGGGTTGATAGCATTTAAAGTTCTGATTCTAGTTTTTCTATGTATGATGCTTCTTGACGTGCAGCATGAGATCTATCATGGAGCACATGTCGAATATCAGTCATAATAACTTCGGGATCAATATAGTCATCTAGGTACTTATCTATCGCTTCTTTAAGATAGCGATATCGGTGCCACTCGATGCTATAAGTTTTGTAGTGTTCGTTCTTACCGCAAGACATGATGTTAATTTATAAAAACCCTAGGGGCGAAAAATTACCGCGAATTTTTTGCGCCCACTTTTTCATTTCAAAAGTGAAATAATATATGGGTCAATGATGATGGTGGTGAGGAGAGTGGTAACGTTTGTACTGTCGATGACAGTTGACCCACTTACTTCTCCTCTCCCATTTACTTGTCCTAGGAACCCAACGACGTCCGTCATAGTACCCAGGAATCTCGTAATGATAATCGTAATCCACTCGGTAGCAACCATCGTGTTCATTATAATAGTAACCTCTGTCGTATGAACGATAATGTTCACTTGTAAAGGGTTCCCAAAACTCCTTCCAAGTTAATGCTTGGGTAGGAGTTGCAAACGATAGTGCTGCGAGTGCAACCACGATTCTCTTCATTACTCTTCTGCTAGTTTAGCGAAGTAGGATAGATCAGGATCTTCCTCTTCTTTCAATGATGATACTGCATTACCGAACCCTGGTGTTGGAGTAGTAGACACTTCTGCAACTGGTTCTGTAATCTTATCTTCATAATCTAAACCGTCTTCCTCTAATGAAGCAGCACGATTAGTCTTACCAAGCACTAGATTCAATCTTGTTTCTAGTTGTTCGTATGACTTGAAGTTCTTAGAATCAGTGAATGAGTTTAAACTAAACTCCTGATTGTAGATCTCCTCTAACTTACTGTCTTCAAAGTTACCGAGTGTTCCTTTGGAAGCAAACTCAGAACGATCATAGTTCCAGTACCCATCTTGCTTGACTATCTTTAATTTGAAGTCAGCACCTTTCCAGAAACAGAAAGGATTGATTGGGTCCTCATCTTCAAACTGAGGTTTCATTGACTCAGCAATCTTATCATGAATCTTCTTCCCATACTTGTAAAGGAATACTCTTCCTTC